CTTCATCGAACTCACCAAAAGCTGTTGGTGCATATTGTGTTCCGTCTACAGCTGCAAAGTCTGCTAGATAACCACTCATGTCGTAATCACCATCACCTCCACTATAACTACCAGCAAAAGGTCCTGTACCTATAGTTAAATAATTAGTGTTAAACCAAGCGCCTTGGTCTTCTATGTCTGGATAACTACCACCATCATGTTCAACGGTAGTTGTTTGTACACCATTAAAATATATTTTTACTCTATTGCTAGAAGATACTTGGTTGCTGTCTACTGCCACGACAACATGAAGCCAAGCAGAAGGGTCTCTGTGTTTTGTGGTCATATCACGAACGGTATGCCCATCATCAAATCTAAATTGAAAGTAATCACCGCTAAAAAACATTCGACCATGCTGACCTTGACCTGCTACATATTGAGTTCCACTTGCATTTACAGTGCCTAGTGCTGACCTTTTAATCCAAAAACTAAATGTAAAAGTTCTTCTATTACCTGCTGTTGGACTAGCGTTATAGAACCATTCATTATTATCAGCTTCAAGTTTTACAGAGTTATCAATATCATATCCAGTAGATATACTACCTCGATTAGCCATTCGTTGCAGGGTTTCCATATTAGGTTTGTGCCATATTTTGAACTCTGCCTATTTCTTGCCAAACAGAGCCATTGTATCTAAAACTAAAGATGTCAGTTTTGCTTGCGGTAGCTGTAACAGTAGGAGCTGTACTTGCTGCAAACTCGAATATAGTATTCCAAGCTACTGTCCTAGCTGTACCACCTTGAGCTATCTCAACTGAGATAATTGCTCCTTCTGTTGCATTACTTGGAGCTGCAAATGTAGTATTTTCAACTGTTACATAATATGCGTTGGCTGCTGCCCTTGCATCCCAAGCTGTTGCATTAGAGCTTGAAGTAATAGCTACTTGGCTAATATTAGCTGAAGTAGAAGCTGTAACTTTTTTAGGCATAGTTACATATTGATCTTCGTCTATTGATATACCAGGAGTTGTACCAACTGTTGAACCAACACCTATAACTAAATCATCTGCTGAGTCATCTAAACCTACATAAAAATCTTGAGCATTTCCGTCAAATACTACCTTAGTGTCAACTGCTGCACCATCACCAATAGTTACAGAGTCATCGTCTATTGTAAGTATGTTGTTTGTACCTACAGTAGAGCCTTCTCCAATAACTAATTTATCAGCTGAATCATCTAGTGCAACATAAAAGTCTTTAGCATTACCATCGTAAACTAATGCTGTATCTACTGCTGCTCCATCTCCTAAAGTAACTGTATCATCAGTAATTGTAAGAATACTGTTTGTTCCTACTGTTGAGCCTTCACCGATTAATAACTTGTCAGCACTATCGTCTAAACCAACATAGAAGTCTTTAGCGTTGCCATCAAATACAATCTTAGTATCTTCTGCTCCTGCATCTCCTATTGTAAGAGTAGGAGTTGTACCTTTTAAAGCCATAGTCTGAGCAACAATATCACCTGTAGTAGATGAGGCTGCTTGTCCTACACCAATAGATTGAGCAAACTTAATATCTTGGTTTTCATCAATTTCAATAGCAGGAGTAGTTCCTACTGTTGATCCAAGACCTATAACCAAGTCATCAGCACTATCGTCTAATCCTATGTAGAAATCTTGTGCATTACCATCAAATACTAATTTAGTATCTTCAGCAGTAGCATCCCCTATAGTTAAGGTTGTTCCATTCACAGATAAAGTATCTGTTACTTGTAGATCAGTTAGAGCATCTACAACTGCTGCACCACTACCTGCTCCATCTAACATTACAACAGCTACCTTACCAGCAGCGATAGTTACATTAGCACCAGAGCCTTGCGATATAATAATATTTTGAGAACCACTTGTAGCGTTTTCTATTATTTGAACTCGCTTCATGGTATTTGGACCAATCGTAATAGTACAAGCTGAATCTAGTGTGCCTGTGTATTTAATATACATGGCACGACCTGCATCAGAACTTCCGTCTGCTACAGTTGTGGTATGAGTATCAGCATTAGTTGTTATAGCTTCAGTACCATAACCTAAAGCCTCTCCAATTAATTCTAAGTTGGTATTTGTAGTTGTACCCCATGTTCCACTACCGTCACCAGTAGCCATTTCATTGAGTCTTAAATTATTTACATATGTACTTGACATGTTTTATCTCCGTGCTTTCTTGATTGTATATTCTTTTCTTCAAAATGTTAAGCAACTTCTTGCCAATTCGGTGATTGAGAATCAGAAACAACTGACCAGTTAGTAGTTACTCCTGGAACTATTTCTCCCCAAACGGTTAATCCACCTAGTGCCGTCGTTGCTAAAACGTTGGTAGGATAAGCCGTAGCTGCTGCTGCTGTTGTTACGCTTCCAACTGATCCTGTTGCTGCTCCTAAAGTTATAGGAAGAACATTATTAGTTATTAACCCTTCAGTGCCTAGTGCAGTTGTTCCAACAACATTAGTTACTGCTACCTCAGCAGTACCTGTAGCACTTTCTTGTCCAATAGCACCTGTTCCTGCATTGCCTGTAACTCCAACTAAAGCAACACCTGTAGCAGTTGTAGTGCCTACAGCACCTGTAGCATTAACTCCTGTTTCTGCTACATTTGCGTCTCCTGTTACTGTTTCAGAACCTAAAGCAGAAGTTCCTGCCAAACCTGTTAGAGCAACAGAAACAGCTGTAGCTCCCCATGGACCTGAGCCCCAAGTACTTCGACCCCAACCAGTAGCCACTTAAATTCCTACGCTATTCTTATAATCGCGTTAGACGCGTCTGCTGTTGGAAAAGTTATAGTAAAACTTCCTGCTGTAGAGGTTTTATCCCCACCAAAATCAAAGACGGCAACTGCTGGATCTCCTGATGCAGAGTCATTAAAAATCATACATCCTCTAGCTGTAACCGTAGCTGTACCAAAAGTTAAATCAGCAAAGTCTGTAAACGCTGTTGTACCAGATGTTGTCGGATTAATTCTTGTTAAACTAGCTCCTTTTGCAGTGTAATTAGTACCAGTTGCTTCGTTTGTTGTTACATACGCAGTTGTAGAGGCACTCATAGTAGCACTACTAGTGTACAGTGCTAAATTAAAAGTGTTCCCTCCTGAAAGTAAGAAATTGTGTTTTGCTTCCATCAATTCTTTTTTGAAGCTCGTACACATTGCTTGTGATATTGCCATTATAGTCTCCTTATTATATTTGCTAGGTCTTTATGACCTTGTTGTTCTAATTGATTACATATTGTACAAATGTGGTTTTTTACCGCTTCATGCATATAATACATAATTATTTTCTTACACGCATCTTTAAATGCATGAGCTTGTGCCCTTATGGGTGCAGGAGCTTGATCACCTACAGAAACTATTTTATTAACTGTCATTTCAGCAATTTCTTCTATAGTGTGCCCTCTGTTCTGTGTTGTTTTTACACTTAAATCATTAATTTTTGTTTCTGATTCTAATGAAAACATTTTAATATTCTCCTGGTTCTACAGGATTTAATTTTAAATCATTTCTGTTAATTATACCAACAGGTTTATTTACAGGTTCCATTTTTATTTCAGATAAAGCACAAACACTCATTTCTTTACCGTTTTGATAAGCTACTTTTGGGTCTGTTAATCGATGATAACCGTATAGTTTTTCCTGTATGGGAATATCCATATCTAATAAAGTTGATCTAGGAGCTACTTCTATTTGTATACCTGCGTCTATACACTTAGATAACCAAAACTCTGTGCAAGATCTTCCTGCTTCTGCAAAGTGCATATTGCTCCTATATGTAAAATCAATACCAAAAAGAGACAGTTTACCAACTTTGCTCCATAAAGCAAAAGCTATCGCATATGGAATTGTGTTATTAAAATAAGAACATCCTAAATCATGAATAATTAACTCTATAGGGTATTCGACAGCAGCAGGAACTCTATCATCTAACTCACACGTATAAATAGGAAAATTACATTTTGGTAATTTCTTTCTCATCATGGGAGTCATTGTTCCAGCATCTTCAGTGTCTAAAAACCTGCTCATTGGATCTAGAATAAATGCTCTGTCTATGTTGGGTAAAACACCTATCATTGCGTTTATAGCCCAAATTTCATCAAACTCTACACTGTGTGTTTGAGAAAGATGAAAGTCTATTTGACTTTGACCCATAGCAACTATTGCAACATTCTTACCTTCTAGTTCTTTCATTGTGCTTGTGGTTGTATTTTAATTTGATCATTCCTTGCTTCATCCCGTATGTCTTTATACTCACCTAAAACTTTTAACATGGCTAAAGCTTCTTGAAACTTTTGTTCATACAACATAATAGTATCAGGAGCTTCTTTCATAAACACCGCTCCTTCTACTAAACAACCATACAACATGGCGTTTGGAGCATTTTCAGAAAGCCAACTTTTATTATCCGCTCCAACGGTTGTTAAGGAAGCAGGACGATAATTATAATGTAGTTCAAAAGTAAACGTTGTAGAAGGGGTGGGAGCTAAAATAAAAGTATTTTCATCAAACTGTGCATAATATTTAGGAGTTCCTGTGGTTGCTGCTGCAGGAGTATAGTCTCGAATCCAGGAGACGTGTTTTAATAATAAATAATTATAGTTACTGCTACTGTCTATCACAGCTAAACTAAAAGGAGATAAAAAATCAGAAGGCATTGCTAAATAAGTATTATCAGCTGTTGCTGTTCCTGTTGAGTTTTTACGAAAAACAGGAAGTTGAACTGTTTTTAAAATCTTTTCTTCAGTGGTTTGAATAAAAGTATCTAAAGTACTAGTGAACGTTGTTTCACTATTATCTAAATAATTTCCGATTGCTGTTTTTAACTCACTATATGTAAATCCTGCCATTATATTGTACTCACTTCTAAATTACCAACAGCTCCTGTTCCAAACTCTCCTTCAAATTTACTACCAATAGGATCATCTGTAAACGTCATTGTTCGTGTTCCACTGGGACTAGTTGTACTATTTATAACTGCTGTTGATGGGTCTACTGTAGTAACAACACCTAAACCTGATTGAGGTAAAGGTACGTCTGGTCGCGGTCTCCAAAGCTGTTCTGCATCAGATCCAATACGAGGCGGATCTAATTGAGGGTGTTTAGGCTCATAGCATTCGTTACAAACTCTAAAATTTTCCCAGTTTCCTTTTGCTTCTTTATACGGATATCTAAATCCGCAAGTGTCACAAATAAAATAAGCGTATTTACCTGATGCGTAAGCCATTAGATATACTCTTGTTTAGGCACTAACCTTATATTAGAACGGTCTTCGTCGTATCTTAAAGCGTTTGCTAAATCTCTTTCATATAAATCTTGTATAACTGGGAGTTTTTGAACATTTTTCTTTATACATAAATAATAAGCTAACCCTGATACTAAACAAGGCATAAACCTTGTGGGTATATCTACGTCGTTAACAGAGGTTGAAGAATCCTCTATTGTACGCCAAACATAGTAAATGAGTTTGTCTGTTGAGTTCTCGGGCGTAGGATAAAGATGAATAATAGGAGATTTCTTACGTTCTAAC